TCGGCGACAGCCAAACAAACACGAAAGGAGAAAGCGGCATTGACGCCATCATAAAGCAAAGAACATAACAACTGGGTGGGTCAAGTCTCGGTGACAATGCTGGGTCAGTTCTCAGTGACAATCAACAGCGCCGCATGATGCAGCAGTCTTCGATGGATGTTGAGCTGCAGTTCCGCAGCTCTTTGGCAACGGATTTGGCACTCGGTATCGATTGGTACGGCTACTATGGTGACGGTGTCGGGAACAATCCCCTGGGCATCTTGAACCACTCCGGTATCAACGCTGTGGCCTTCGCGGATATTCAGCCGACCTATGCGGAAATCATCGAAATGGAGAGCGAGGTCGCCCTCGACAACGCTCTGACGGATTCGGTGCGCTACGTGGGTAACTCCAAGTTCCGCGGTCACTGCAAGTCGACCGAGAAGTTCGCCAACTCGAATGGCCAGACGATCTGGGAAGACGGCGGTACCGTGAACGGGTCGACAGCCGAAATCACCAACCAGTTCGAGAACGGCGATGTGCTGTTTGGCAACCTGCGCGATGTCTACATCGGCCTGTGGGGCGCGCTGGATATCCTGGTCGATCCCTACACCCAGTCGCTGTCGGGGACGCGCCGCGTTGTGCTGCACCAGGACTTCGATATTGCCGCGCGCCGCACTGAGAGTTTCTGCCTCGGCCGCAAGCCGACGGCGTAACGATCTGAGCCGGCCGATCAGGCCGGTTCGCTCCCTCTGACCCCTTTAATCCTAGGATTTCAAAATGGCTGAAAAGACAGTGAAAGTTAAAATCACCTCCGCGATCGCGATTGCGGGCAAAATCAAAACGCCTGGCACCACGGTCGAGATCGGCGAGGATCTGGCAAAGAACCTGATCAACCGCGGCCGCGCCGAACTGGCGAAGGGTAAGGCTGCCAAAGCTGAAGGCGATTTGGGCAAGATGAAGGTCGCGGACCTGAAGGTCATCGCGGCCGAGCTTGAGATTGACGGGTATGACGGCATGAACCAAGCCAAGCTGATTGCCGCCATCGAAGAAGCGCGCGACGCGTAATCCATGCCCCATCCCGATTGGGAGGACATCTCCGCTTTTTTCGAGCTCGATGAATTTGCCACCACGGCAAGCATCACCAGATCTTCGGAAAAGGTGGCAGATGTCCTTGGCATTTTTGACGATCCGAGCCAGATGGCGACCTTGGGCGAGTTCGAATTCGACGGTCCTGGTCCGCGGTTCGTTTGCCGTGAAGACGAGGTGTCGCAGGTTCTGCGCGGCGACACGGCCGTGATCGAGGGGCGCACCTTCGATGTTCTGGAAGAGCCACAGTTGGACGGTACGGGGATCGCCACGCTGATCCTGGCGGTGCCGAACGTGATCTACAATGCTCGCCTTTGATTTTGACGACGGTCAGCTCGATAAGATCGCGGCCGAGTATGCGGCAACCCCCAAACAGGTAGACCTCTCTCGATCGCGGGCGCTGAAGCGCACGGCCGCGACCCTTCGGCGTCTGGCGTCCACTGGCCTGCGGACGGAGCTCGGGCTGCGAAACGCCAAAGCGCTGCGCCGTCGCCTGAAGGAGTACAAGGTGGGCAAGGGCAACAATGCGTTGAAGCTCTGGTTCGGTGCCAATGATCTGCCGGTGTCAGCGTTCAAAGGCCGGCCGCAAAAGGTCGATGGCGGGATCAAGTTTGGCGATACGATGGTCCACGGCGCGTTCTTTGCGAAGGTGGGCGGTAAGCGCAAAGTCATGCAGCGGTACGGGTCGAAGCGATGGGCGATCGGCGAGGCGACGCTGTCGGTTGCCGATCGGATGATGATCTACCTCGAGGACGAGGTCTTTGTGGATATCGACAGCATCTACATTAAGCACTTTCTGGCAGAAATTCGGGCGCGCACAATCTTGGGAGTTGGATGATGGCTGAAGCACTTGATTTGGGCGCTGCCCTGGACACGGTCGTGGCCACGCTGGCGGCGGCGTTTCCGACCTTCAAGACAGTCGCGGCCGAGGATGAGACGCGCAAAACTTTGGAAGTGCCGGCCATCATCGTTCAGATGTCGGAGCTCGAGCCGGATCCCGATAAGGATCCGCATACCGGTCAGTTTCCGTGCTTGGTCCGGATCGAGGCGCGCATTGTGCTCGGGTACCGGACACCCAAGGTGCGGCGCGAGGTGCTGAAGGCAGCCGGCGCGCTCGCGGCCGCGGTGCACAGTAACCGATTGGGGGTGGCCTGGGGCGCGGCCGCTGTCTTGGCTGTTGAGCCGGATGAGTTTGCGCCGCAAGCGGATCAGTACGACGTTTGGCGCGTCGAGTGGGCCCATGCGGCGGATATCGGCTCGAGCTTCTTTATCGATTACGGCGTGACGCCGACCCAGCTGCTGACGTCCTGGTCGCCGGATATCGGGCCGGCGCATGAGCAGGAGTATGTGGCGGAGGGCGGCGATGTCTGAGTTCACCTTATCGCAGCTGATGCAAGCCGTGGAGCGGATGATCATGGTGGCCACGGTCACGGCGCGCGATGGCGATCGGGCCAAGGTCAAATGGGCTGACGGGGCGGAGAGCGGTTGGCTTAAGATTGCGCAGCTCGGATCGGAGCAGCTGAAGTTCTGGATCCCGCCATCGGTCGGCACCCAGGTGGTGGTGCTTTCGCCTGGTGGCAATACTGCGCATGGCATCATCTATCCTGGCCCCTTTGCGGGTGGTGTGCCGGCCGGCAACTTTGCCGGCACGATCACTGGGGCCGGCGATGTCGTGGCGTCTGAGGTCAGCTTGGTGTCTCACGTGCATGGGGGCATTCAGCCTGGGCCTAGCGACACCGGCTCTCCGAAGTAGCGCAGTGGGGAACCGCCAGAGGATCGCAGCGCGTGTCCTGTCCAATGTGGGCGCATGTATGGGATCAGCGCACTCACAGGCCGTAAATTGGGCGGCATCGACCACCTCCGGCAATCCATCCGGGATATCCTGACGACCCCGATCGGGTCGCGGGTGATGCGGCGCGATTATGGATCCCGTTTGTTCGATCTTATCGATGCGCCGTATTCGTCGGCGACCAAGCTGGCGATCATCGCGGCGACGGCCGAGGCATTGATCACATGGGAGCCGCGCATCGATGTCGACACGGTGACGCTTCGGACCTTTGAGCCTGGCAAAATCATCATTGATCTCAGCGGCCGCTATCTGCCCGACGGCCGCGAAGTCACCATTGCGGGGATCGAGGTCGGATGAGCGCGTTCACGGCAATCAATCTTGAGCGTCTGCCCGCTCCGGAGATCATCGATCGCAAGGACTTTGAGACGATCCTTGCGGAAATTAAGGCATGGCTGGTCGCGCGCGATCCGAGCCTCGCGCCGATCATGGGGTTGGAAAGCGAGCCGATCACCAAGGTGCTCGAGGCTTGGGCGTATCGCGAGCTGCTGCTGCGGGCTGAAATCGACGATGCCGGCCGCGGCAACATGCTGGCGTTCGCGGGTGGTGCGCAGCTGGACCATTTGGCGGCGTTCTATGGTGTTGAGCGCGCGGTGATCCAGCCGGCCGATCCTGCGGCGCTGCCGCCAGTGCCGGCCGTGCTCGAGGACGACGCTCGGTTCCGTTCGCGGGTGCAGCTGGCGCTTGAAGGGTTCACCACAGCCGGTCCGCGCGGCTCGTATGTATTCTGGGGGCTATCGGCTTCATCGTTGGTGAAAGACATTAGCGTTGAATCGCCATCGCCTGGTCAGGTCTTGGTCACGGTATTGTCGGATGAAGGGAACGGCAGCGGCGATGCTGCGCTGATCCAGACGGTGTCTGACAAGCTGAACGACGAGGACATCCGGCCACTGACAGACCAAGTCATCGTGCAAGGCGCATCGATCGTACCGTATCAGCTCGAAGCCGTGCTGACGCTCTATGAGGGGCCCGATGCCGACGTTGTGCGCACTGCCGCGGAAGCGTCGGTATCGGCGTTTGTTTGGGACCAGCACCGCTTGGGGCACGACATCACGGTTTCTGGGCTGCATGCGGCGCTTCATTTGGCGGGTGTGCAGAAGGTGACCTTGGTCAGCCCTGGCGCTGATCTTGAGATTGATGCGTCTGAGGCTGCATATTGTACGTCGGTATCCGTGACGGTCGGGGGGCGTGATGTCTGATCTGGCCACCATTTTGCCGCCAAATGCGCAAGAGATTGAGCGCGAGCTGGAGCAGTTGTCTGGCCGCTTGCTCGGGTTTGGCGATCCGATCACCGGCCTTTGGGATGCATCACTGTGCCCCGAGCATCTGCTTTCCTATCTGGCCTGGGCATTCTCTGTTGAGGTTTGGGACAGCGGTTGGCCGGAAAACCAGAAGCGCCAGGTGCTGGTCGATGCGGTTCAGGTTCACCGGGCAAAGGGTACGATCGGATCTGTTCGTCGCGCACTCGGGGGCATCGGCTTTGAAGCTGAGATTGCGGAATGGTTCGAGTACGGCGGGGATCCTCATACGTTCCGGATCGATGCCTACGGGGACGATGTGTTTGCGGCGGGGATGTCGATCGACGTCAGCTTGCTCACGCTCATCACATCGATCCTGGTCAATCTTAAGCCTCAGCGCTCTCATTTTGAGCTCCGAATTGGGGAGCGGTTCGATACGGCCGTCTATGCCCGTGCCAGCGCGCGCAGTCGTATGCACTCCGATGTGAGCCATGACCCCAGTCCCCGGACGCGCGTATCGGTCGGGACCACGCACATGCGGGTCGGGGCGCGGCCGCGCCAGGTCAGCTCAGTTTACCATGATGTTCAGACAAGGGATGCCGCTTAATGCCCACCACCATTCTCACCGATATCGCCGAGGCGAAAATCACCCAGGCCGCGGGCTCAGGGTCGCAGGTTGCGATCACGCATGTGGCGTTGGGAGACGGCAACGGGGCCAGCTACAACGGCGACTTTGACCAGACCGCTTTGCGACGGGAACGTGTTCGGGTACCGATCGAGCGCCGGCATATTGTCTCGCCGAGCGCATGGCGCGTGAAGGCCGAGTTTGGGGCTAATACGGTCGCGTTCGATGTACGTGAAGCCGGGTTCTTTGATGCCGATGGCGACCTGATTGCGCTCTGCACGTTCCCCGTGGCCGAGGTCCGTCGCACCGGGGCGATCGTCTATCTGATCGACCATGTGCTGAACTTTAGCCGGGTCGCCGAGGGGCTGATCATCGTGGACGCGCCGGATGATGACCTGTTCGATCACGTCGTTGTCGATCTGGAAACGCAGGCGCTCACCTATTCCACCCAATACGATCTGCAGATGGCCGTGCGCGCCCTGCAGGCGGCAACCTAAGAGGACGAACATATGAGCATCAACGACATCAACAATGCGGCCGCCGCGATGAACCAGCTGAAGGCGCGGTATGACGGATTTCTGGACGACGCGGATGCGCAGATCGCACAGCGTCAGGCGGCATATGATGCCCTTTCGGCAAACCTGAACGGAGTAGTGTTTGATCGCATGAGCTTCGAGTTCACTTGGGACCCCGATGAGCAGAATCCTACAAACGTAAGAGGAGGCGTTTATGCGCGGGCTGATATTGCCATCAATCAAGCGCCAGCCGGGGCTTATGTCAAAATCAAAGTCCCGGGCGGGAAAGACTGTCATTGGGAGTACACAGTACCTTTGAAGCCCGGCCAAAATGTTGAATTTGTTAAGGCTGATCAGAACGCCGCGAATGTGATTTTCGTCAGCTACGAGTCCGGTGGCTACACATGGCACCGAGGTTTGATTTTCGGGATCGGAACTGGAGTGAAATTTACCAGCGTTAACGCAGTGGTAGGTGAAAAGGTAAATGGCCTCGGATTTGTGAGTACCCCGGGGCCAATTAAAATAGGTATAGGAGGCACATTCCACGCGGTTAGTTCTTCCTTTTCTGGGCCACAAGGCGCGGCGCTGGTTGCGCTGAGTAATGGTACCTTGCTGAACTTCGCGGTCAGTTCTGTATCCGTAGATACTTTTGCGTTGATCAATACCTTCAGCAACTGCCTTGTGATTGGTGCCAAATCTAATTTCACCACTCTTAACGGCGGTGTCCTTCAACAAGGCGGTGTCGATGGCACCTCCGTGATCACAAGTTAAGGTGAGCAACATGCTATTTGACATAACACATAATGGCCGCACTACTTTTTCGGCTACACGCGAGGATGCCGAAGCGCTTGGATATCCAGATGATGTAATTACGGAAGCTGAATCCAGTGTCAGAATATCCGCAGTAAAGGCTGAATGCCGCCGCCGCATCTATGGGGCAGCTTCTGCCGAAACTCAAATGAACATGGCGACGGCGGCTGCAGTTATCTCTGCGAAAGAGGCAAGTGCGCGGACCGAAGACGAGACGTCGATCTTGTCAGGGCTCGATGATGCGATCGGGTGGGTGGCGCAGATGCGCGGCCGTGTGACCGAGCTGGCGGATGATGCGACGCTTGATATCGCTGATGACGCCAATTGGCCTCCCTTGCCGGATGGCGCGCGCGACGTTGTCGACAAGTTCTGAGCCGGGGCGAGGTTGATCCAATGATCGCCTTGGCTTTCTACAAAGGGCGCGGGCATGTGCTCGATCGGGTGATCCGTTGGGTCACCCGATCTTCGTTCAGCCATGTCGAAATTCTGCTTGCGGTACCAGCAATGTCTGCCGATGGTTCGCAAGCGCGCGCCTGGTCATCGAGCGGCCGTGACGGCGGTGTGCGCGAGAAGTCGATTGCCTTCAAGCGCGGGCATTGGGAGTTCGTCGCCATTCCTTGGGCAGGGCCGGCCGCGATCGACCGGGTGATCGCTGAGATCGGCAATCCTTACGACTATTTCGGCTTGCTGGCGTCGCAGGCGCTGAACTTGCGCCGGCATCGGCGGGACCAATGGTTCTGCTCTGAAATCTGCGCACATGCGCTTGAGCTGAGTGCGCCGCAGGAGCTGTCGCCAGGCGGGCTTTATTGCCGTGTTTTGGAAATGAACCGCGCCTATCTCGCCGGCTGGTCGCGCGCGGGGGAACCGCCAGAGGATTGAGCCGCGGTGCGGTGGAATGCTTGGGGCAACAGTTCACATCCGCAAGCGAGGTCACTATGGCATTTCTTCACGGCGTCGAGGTCATCGAGATCGATGCAGGTCCACGTCCCATCCAGACGGTTAAGTCATCCGTCATCGGCATTGTGGGCACCGCGCCCGACGCCGATCCCGATGCCTTCCCCCTAAACACGCCGGTCCTGGTCGCCGGCTCGCGCAAAGAAGCCGCGGGCCTGGATGCCGAGGGTACCGCGCTCGGCACCTTGCCGGCCGCGATGGACGGCATCTTCGACCAGATCGGCGCGGTCGTCATCGTTGTGCGGGTTGAGGAAGGGGCTACTGAAGCTGAAAGCCTCGCCAATGTGATTGGTGGCGTGAACGCGGTTGATGGCAACTTCGAAGGGGTGCATGCCCTGGTTGGTGCCGAGAGCGTTGTCGGGTTTTCCCCTCGCATCTTGATCGCGCCTGGCTTCACCCACCAACGCCCCGAAGGCAACGCCAACCCGGTCGTTGCGGAGCTGCAGGGCATTGGCGACCGTCTGCGCGCTGTCATCATCGCCGATGGGCCCAACACCAACGATGCCGACGCGATCACCGCAGCCGGCGACTTCGGGTCGGATCGCATCTATCTGATCGATCCGTGGCACAAGGTTATGGTCGGGTCCGATATCGTGTCGGTGCCGGCTTCGTCCCGCGTTGCCGGCTTGATTGCCAAGGTGGATAACGACACCGGTTTCTGGGCATCGCCATCCAACAATCTGCTGGGCGGCGTGATCGGGACCAGCCGGCCGGTTGACTTCAAGCTGGGCGATGCGAGTGCGCGCGCCAATCTTCTGAACGAGGCCAAGGTTGCCACGACGATCCGCCAGAATGGCTACCGCCTGTGGGGCAACCGGACCCTGACCGATGATACCAAGTGGATCTTCCTCAGCGTTCGTCGCACGGCCGATATCATCAACGACTCGCTGTTGCGCGCTCACCTGTGGGCCGTCGATCGGGGCATCACCAAAACCTACGTCTCGGACGTAGAGGAGAGCGTGAATGCCTACCTTCGGGATCTGGTCGCTTTGGGCGCGATCCTGGGCGGTCGTTGCTGGGCCGATCCGGATCTGAATTCCGCGGCCAATATCCAGCTCGGCAAGGTGTTTTTCAACTTTGACTTCACGCCGGTCTATCCGGCCGAGCATATCACGTTCCGTTCGCACCTGGTGAACGACTACATCGAGGAGGTGTTTAACTGATGGCTGCCGAAGATATCCTGAAGTATTTGAATTTGTTCGTTGATGGCCGTGGCCATGCGGGCAAGATCGAGGAGTACAACGCTCCCGATCTGACGGTTTCGACCGAAGAGTTCCGTGGGGGCGGCATGGACGCGCCTATCGATCTCGACATGGGCCAAGAGAAGATGACCACGTCCTTCGTGCTCACCTCCTACGATCGTGACGTGCTGTCCCTTTGGGGCATCAAAGACGGCTCGGTTGTTCAGCTGACGGCGCGCGGGTCGCTTGAAAGCCTAGATGGCACCAAGACGGCCGTGGCGCATCACATGCACGGCAAGATCATCTCGGTGGCGCGCGGTACCTGGGGTTCGGGGGCGAAGCCGTCGCTGACCTTCACGGTGAGCCTGCGGTACTACCGCGAGGTGCACGGTGGCGTCGATATCAACGAGATCGATGTCGTCAATATGGTGCGCAAAGTGCGCGGCGTGGATCAGCTCGCCGAGCACCGCGCAAACATCGGCCTGTAAGGAGCTTTCATGGACAATCAAAATAAGCCGGATTGGCTGGTCGAAAATGACGATGGGTCGCTTACGATCAATTTTGAAAACCGCCCCCCAAAGATCGACGGGACGGAAGTCAAAACTCTGAAGATGCGCGAGCCGTTCGTCGATGATCAGCTGGCTGCGGATTCGGCGGGGTCCAGCAGCGCGCTTTCTGAAATCGCGCTGATTTCCAACCTGTGTGAAATCTCACCGGAAGCGGTGCGCTCGATGACAATGCGCCAGTACAGCCGGCTGCAGACGGCGCTCTCGGTTTTTATTGGCTGACCCGTGAACAAGTCCGGGCGGGGTCACTTCGGCTCGCCCGGCACACCGGATGGGCCGAGCGTGAAATCATGGCCATGCCGGTCAGTCGTTTCATCTGGTGGATAGAAGGCCTTCCGAAGAATGAGTAAAAACCAACGCCTAAACGCAACGATCACGATCGGTTCGGTTCTCGAGCAGTCGGTCAAGCGCAACATGGGCTTCCTAAAATCTGGGCTGTCCCAAGTCGGCGATGCGATCAAGGGTGTCGAGCGCCGGCAAAAGGAGCTCGATCGCCAGCGCAATGTTCTGCGAAAGCAGGGGCAGTCCGTTGAGCACCTCGATCGTGAGTATGAAAATCTCGAGCGGACGCTTGTGGATCTGCGCCGCGCCCAGGAGCGATGGAACCGCGCGGCCGCAGCGTCGCGCCGTGTCGGGTCCACCTTCAGTAACATGGCATCTGGCATAGGCCGGAACGCGCGCCAGATCGCGATCGGTGCGACCTTGGCGGGTGGCGCGATCTTCGGACTTGCCAATTCGACAGCGGATCTCGGGGATAACGTCGCCAAGACGGCCGACAAGCTGGGGATTGGCTTGGGTGCGCTGCAGGAGCTGCGCTATGCGGCCGAGCGGTCCGGGGTTGCCACAGGCACCTTCGACGGCGCTTTGGAAAAAATGACCAAGAACATCGGTCTGGCGCTTGAGGGGACCGGTGCTCAGAAGGACGCCCTGGACGCCTTGGGGTTGTCAGCCGGCCAGCTCGCCAATCAGCTGCCAGAGGAGGCGCTGGCCTCGATCGCGGACAAGCTGCAGGGGGTAGAGACGCAGGCGGAAAAGGCCGCGCTCGCAAACGACCTGTTTGGGCGATCGGGTATCGGTCTGCTCAACATGCTGAAGGACGGCTCCAAGGGGCTGACGCAGCTGCGCGAGGATGCGAGGCGCACCGGTTATGTGCTGTCGGATCAGGCTGCGCGGGATGCCGAAGTGTTCAAAGACACGCTGCTCGATACGCAGCTGGTCATGGCCGGCCTGAAGAACACGGTCGGCTCTGCACTGATGCCGGTTGTGACGCGCTCTATGCGCCGCATCGGCGACGCTCTGGTGGGTAACCGGGCTGATGTGGAGCGGTGGGCGAACGGCTTCGCTGATGGCGCTGAGAGGGCGCTGCCAGTGATCGGCGAAGTTGCCGCGGGTATCGGTGCGATCGGGTCCGTGGTCTGGTCGGTCACCGAAGGCACGGCCAATATGATTGGCGGCTGGGAAAACTTCGGGATGGTGGTCGGCGCGGTCCTGGCGTCGCGCACGATCGTGCGTGTTGCCAAGTTCGGGGGCGCAGTGTTCAGCCTCGGCCGCGCCATGCTATCCTTGGCCACAGCGTCGCCGATCGTCGTTGGGGCGATCCGCGCGATCGGGTCTGCCCTGGTCATGAACCCGATCGGGGCGGCGATCGCCGTCATCGCGGGTGGTGCCTATCTCATCTACCGCAATTGGGAGAGCGTGGCGCCCTGGTTCAAGGGCCTATGGGGCGATGCTAAGGGGTATTTCCAGGGGTTTGGCAACTTCGTCGGTGGCGTCTTTTCCGGGGATATGGAGCGCGCCGAGAAGGGTGTCCGGGCGATGTGGGACGGCACCACGTCGTTCTTCGATCGGACCTTGAGCGGCATCGGTGCCGTATTCTCTGCGACTTATTCAAATCTCATCAAGCCGGCCACGGATGCGATGGGGATCACGGGGCCAATCGAGGCCGCGTGGCGGCAGGCTGGCAGCGTGTTGGGGCCGGTGCTGTCCGATATCGGGTCGTACTATTCTGGTCTGGGCGATGTGGTCGCTGGCGCCTTTTCCGGCGACATGCAACGCGCGTCTGATGGGCTCGGGCGCATGTGGAAGTCGGCGCGGTCGGTCATGAACGGGATCCTGGGCGGCATCGGCGACAGGTTCCGGTGGATCTATGACAATGTGATCAAGCCGGTGACCGATGCGATGGGGGTGACCGCGCCGATCGAGCGCGCCTGGTCGACCCTTTCCGGTGCGATCGAAACGACACTCAGTGCGATCGGGTCCGTCTTCGACACGACCTGGTCGGGGCTGGTGAAACCGGTCATCGATGGGCTGGCTGCGACCGGTGGCATCGGTGCTGCGTGGGAGGCGGTCAAAACCGCAATTGATCCCGTCCTGACCTGGATCGGTGATAAGTTCACCACGCTGATGACCTTGATCAAACCAGTGATCGAGGCGTTGAAATGGGGCTATGAGAACGCGCAGCGCGCCGGCAATGCCATCGGCTCGGCCGTAGGCTCTGCGGTGGCCACACGGGTTGAGCCTGGCAAAGTCTCGGGGCTCGGCAACACAGCGTCAAACGACAACGCGGCTCCGATGACCAGCTCGGCCGCGGAGAAACTATACGGAATCAAGCCGCAGAAGAACGCCTTGGGCGGACCCTTCCGTCCTGGCTGGCACCTGACGGGCGAGCTCGGTCCGGAGCTCAAGTTCGAGAACCGCTCGGGGTATGTGGCGAACAACCGCGCCATGCGCCAGCTTGCCGGCTATGCCGAACGTGTCGGTTCTGTGTTCAGCCCGGCCGCGCGGCCGGTAAAGGATCGAGGTGTCCGTGTCCTAGACAAGTTGCGCCGCAGCAGCCCGCGGGTGGGTATTCCTGCGCAGCCGGCGCGGCGCATGGGATCCGCTCCGCTCACCTCGAGTGAACGCGGTCAGTCGCGCCGTCCCGACGTGGACGGCATGATGGCGCGCATCGAGGCCGTATTCTCCCAGACGGCCGCGCCGGCACTGGCAGCAGCTCCTGCGCAGGCATCGCAAACCGTCACCAACCACTACACGATCAACGCGCCTGGGGCTGACGCTCATGAAGTCTTGCGGCTCCTGAAGCGTGAGGAACAACGCAACGCCGGCAACGGTCTATTCGATCGCGCGCCGGCCACGGGGCCGTTTGGGAGATAACGATGGCAGAAGTCATGATGCAGCTCGGGTTCTTCCAGTTCTCCCTGGATAACGCAGCCTACCAGCGGCTCAGTCGATCGGCTGAGTATCGGTGGGCCCGTCAGGCGCGGATTGGGACTAATGATGCGCTGCAGTTCACCGGCCTGGGCCCGGAGACTGTGGAGCTCGAGGGGGTGATCTATCCCCACTTCCGGGGCGGTCTGAAGCAGATCGATAAGATGCGCACACAGGCCAGCCTTGGGCTGCCGCTGCCCTTGGTGTCTGGCATCGGTAAGGTGCTCGGCCTGTGGGTCGTGGAAGGCGTCACCGAGGGGCAGGAAGTCTTTGCCTCGCAAGGCATCCCGCATCGGCAAGAGTTTACAATGAGGATGGCAAGATATGACGGTGGTGTCCGATCTCTACTTCGTTTCTTCTGAGGGCGATGTCCTGGACCAGGTCGTGGCCGCGCACTACGGGGACACCCTGGGCGGCAAGGTGGAGGCGGTTCTTGCCGCTAACCCTGGTCTGGGCGCTTTGGGGGCTGTGCTCGAGCCTGGCGTTCGCATCCGGTTGCCGGATTTGGACACCTCGGAGCCTTCTGAAACGGCGCAGCTATGGGGCTGATGGATTTCCGACCCTTGGTCCAGGTCACGATCAATGGGGTGCCGCTGTCGGGCTTCGTGTTCTCTCAGCTGAGTTCGGTGCGCGTGTCCGACACGGCCGGCTTCATCTCCGATACTGCCGAGATCACCTTCGCCAATACCTCGCCGCTGTCGCGCTTTGCCATGCCGGAGCCGGGGGCCGAGGTCGCGATCGCCCTGGGCTATCTCGGGGAATTTTTGCAGATGGGGATCTATATCGCCGACGAGGTTGAGGAGAGCTCTCCCCCTCGCATGATCACGGCCGTGTGCCGCGCCAAGGCGCAAGGCGAGACACAGAGCGGCTTTGCCCCGATCAGCCAGCAGAAGTCCCGGTCGTGGCCGGCCGGCATGACGCTGAAGGCGATCGCTACCACAATTGCCGGCGACAACGGGCTCGAGCCGGCCGTGACCGAGGCCGCTGGATCCATCGTGCCTGGTCACATCGATCAGCTGGACGAAAGCGACCTGTCGGTTCTGACGCGGATTGCTGTGCTGCATGATCTCATTGCGAAGCCGGCCGGTGGCGTTCTCTATGTCGGCCGCAGGGCGGAGGGGGTGAAAGCCTCGGGGCAGCCAACGGCGACAGTGCTTCTGCAGGAGCCAGATGTAACCCGCTGGTCGATGCGCCGGGGGCTCAGCGAGGCAACCGGTACAATCATCGCCACCTATCGGGATCTCGAGAAGGCCGAAGATGTAGAGGTAAAGGTCGGGGGCGCGGAGCCGGTGCGCCGGCTGCGCCAGCGGTTCCGCTCTGAGGAAGAGGCGCGCGCCGTCGCGACGGCTGAGTCGCGCCGTGCCGGCCGTGCGAAGGAGACGCTCGAGGTGGAGCTGCCGGGGAACCCCTCGATCGCGGCCGAGGGGCGCTTGATCCCGATCGGGTTCAGCGGGGCTGCATCCGGCGTTTGGGTTGTGAAAACGGCGACCCATGAAGTCTCGGAGGGCGGCTATCGCACGATGGCCCAATGTGAGCGGCCGGAGTAGGGAACCCGCCAGAGGCTCCCAAGCGCGCCCAAGGGCATCTTGGCTTGAAATGTCTGCACCTGGAGCCTGTCTGCATGTCTGAAGAAGAAACCCCGCGCGCGGGGCTGATCAACTGGTCGGAGTGGCGAAAGGATGGCGGCAAGTTCTTCCGCATCACCGTCATCGGGGCCTTCGCCGCATGGATCGGTGCCTATGTGCCCGTGGTCAATGAGCTGGTATTCTCGCCCTGGCGATTAGGTGACAAGGTGGATGCGAATACCCAGACTCTTTCGCATCTGGTCGAAGACGTTAAATTGTTGCAGCGGCCGGATGTGATTTTTAGGATATCGAGATCGGATGTATTGGGGCCCCGGTGTGGGGGCGGTCGCAGCTGCGCGATTGAGGTTGAGATCGAGCGGACCGAGGAGGGTCGAAACTGTCAGATCGTGCCGGGCAAAACCCGCTATTCCTTCCGCAATCCGCGGACGGATGCCAGCCTGTACGTTCGCCTCGATCGGCCCGTGCAAAGTCAAAATGTCGGGTCAAAGCCGGTCACCTTCCAGTATCAGGTGACCGCGCCGTATGGCTTGGAGCCCAACGCAGAGTTTTGTTTGGAGCCGCTCTATACGAGCTGCCCTGGTATGTCGGAGGGGGATGCGCCGATCCGGGCAAACCGCAGCTGCACCGCAGTGCCTGTTGAGCCTTAGATTATTTCGATTTCCTGCTCTCGGTCGGCATATCCCATAGTTTTATTTGCTACTGAAATATTTCACGCAGCTTGTTCTAGCTCAGATCCATTGTCCTTAGGTAGAGACAATGTGAATGTGCTGCCTACGCCTACCTCGCTTGTCACGTCAATCGTGCCGTTCTCGAGTTTCGCTAGTTCCCTCGCCACCGATAAGCCTAGGCCGGTTCCAGCGGCGTTGCGTGTTTGGGATAAATCGGCTTGATGAAATGCTTCAAAAATCTTCTTGAGCTCACCTTTTTCGATGCCGGGGCCAGTATCGCTAACCGAGATATTCACCCTTTGAGAGGTTTCCTCAACCAAAACAGAAACGGTACCCTTATCCGTGAACTTAATCGCGTTACCTAACAAGTTGATAAGAATTTGTCGGGTCCTAGTAACATCAGCTATCAAGTTACAACGATGAATGCTCGATCTTAGATTCAGGCCTTTCTGATCGGTCAGTACCCTCATTTGATCGATGACGGGCTCAAGTAGCTCCTGAACATCACAAACTTCTGTGTCGAGCTCGAGCCGACCTGTTTCCATTTTGGCGTAGTCCAGCAGCTGGTTTACTAAAAATAAGAGGTGCTCTCCGGATCTCTCAATTTTTTCCATACCTGTAGTCGCTAAATTCAACACGTCGTTTGCGCACTTGGTAGCTATGTCACCATCTCTCGAATTGGTCTTGAGCTCGCGGAGCAATGTTTCTGACGCTGGCATCCTGTCGATATTTTTTCCCAACCGAGCGTAGCCAAGAATTACTGTCAAAGGCGTCCGCAGTTCGTGAGATACTACACTCATAAAATTTAGTTTTGCCCGGTCGGCAGCCGTAGCTTCTTGCTTTGCCTTCTGAAGGGCATCTATATCCAGCAAAGCTTGTCTTTCACTGTCTTCCAGCATTCTAGAGAATTTCAGCAACCTTCTTATCACCCAAAGTAATAAGATGATGCCAGCTGACGCTACGGCGGTGAAGACAGGTAATAATTCGAAAAACAGATCGCTACCAGGCGTTCTGGGTGCCCAAACTAGCCATGCGAGAGGATTGCCGCCTGCTGATGCCAGAGCAATTCCAGCTAAGCTCCCCTCAGGGCGGTTCTTATCGAACCTGTAGTCGTCTAACTCGATCGGTTCAGCCACCTCTGCAGCAAGAGCGTCGTCCACGTATCTGATCGCAACGTGAAGGTACTCCGAGCCGAGTTTCTGCTCCAACTCGCCGGTGTCAGTAACAATTGGGACAACGCTGACGATCGCGACCTGATCATCGAGCTCCACAGGTCTAACGGCTTGAATTTCTGCCAAGGTCTCGTATGAGAAATCTGCTCTTGTAGCAGCTTTGTTTAATCGTTGTCGAAGCTGTCGTGCGATCGGAGCGACCACATCACTACGGGACGAGTAAAAACCTAAAGCTTTAACCTCGCCTTGTGCTGAAGCATAAATCGCGTTGTTTTCTTCGTTAAGAACAAAGTTTTCATTGTGTCCAAAATACTCCTCCATCCAAACGCCTAGATTTTCGTCCATCCATTCGATGTCTAGTTCTTTAGTTCGATTGACTGCATCGTCCCAAACGGTTGCACTGCGTTGTTGCTCAGGTATGGTTTGTATAGCAGCTTCGAGATTTCGAGCGGCGAGACGTTGTTCGCGGGAGAGCGCTTCGCGGTCTGACAGGTTCATGGCGCTGTTGCCAATTACTAAAAGACCAAAAAAACCTAGGCCGAACACAACAAATAGCGAAGCGCTAATCTGCAATGACAATCTGTTAGATCTTGAAGGCATGTCGAATTCAAAGCTCCTAGTACGATAGGTGACGCTCACAGCATGTTGAATTTTTTATTCACATATCCGTGCGGTTGATTCCGAGCACCAATAGCTTCGTGTATTGAGCGAATATGGCTAACAAATGGCGTTTGTGTGCGACCAATGTTCCATTTTCATAACGCCTTATATCCATAACAGGGTGATCTAATCGTCAAAGTCGTTATGCGACTTTGATTGGTGCTGAACTTTTCGGCTGTCGGAGACTGCGGACTGATGACCCATATAGAGGTTGATCTACGCCGCTGGCATCGACTAGTGATCCTGCCTCACATTCTTGATATGTTTCGGGTATGTTCCCGCTGTCTGGTGCACAAAAAATCTTTTAAAAACAGTCAAAAACGTGCGGATTGCAAATCCGTGTACAGGAGTTCGATTCTCCTACTCGCCTCCACTATATTTCCCTCTCTAAATTACGTTTCTCATAGGCTGACCGCGCGCGCCATGCGTCGTGGCTATGGCATCCTCTATGTTTTAACCGTATTATCCGACAAACACGGAAAATTGCGCCTATTGACCCGACTGGCCGTTGCCCGGCGGGCGGTGATGTGGCATCTCACGAGACAAATAACTGAACGAAAGAGTTTAGCTGATGACAGATTTCACAGCCCGCCGCAC